TTTCCGGCTCAAGATATTCGAGCGTTGGCCGGACAATTTGTTCTCTGAATTGCTTGGCGTCCATCATATCAAAACCTCGCATCTGAGCCTGGATATGGCCCCTCAATGTGGAGCCGCCGACGCATGTCGAGCGGCAGCGCAACTTTAGGCACCTCTATGACCGTCGGTTTCCTGAACGGCTGTGAGTAGCGCCACTGCTGCAGCTCCTGGATCTGGCGAGCATTAGCTGCAACGTCTTTCGTGATTCCACGGATCTCCACCAGCACTCCGGTCATCTGCTGGCTCTGGTACGTCAGCGCCCCGAGGATCAGCGTGGATGCAAATAATAGCCATCTCTGTAGATGCTCTGTGGCTGGTTGTTTTTGTTTCATGCAATAGAAGATTTAGGATAGATAATTGTGAAACAACTACGAATATTCATACCACACACCGTTCCAATTTTTGAAAGAATATATTGCATTAACGGTTAATAGCTTGCTTGCTCCTGTGTTTGTTTTTATTGTAGCAGTATTATTTATTGTAGCAGCATGGCTTGCTAAGATTTTTATTGTCTGACCTGAGATTCCATCATCAAAATTTGTATAAGTATCAGCACCCCCAGTCCTGAAAAATGAATACTGTTCAACACTAGGCGTTGCATCTGCTAAAGCGAATGTTTTAGGTGGGCCCTCGTGGAATCTTACAGACGATCCTGCGTAATCTACTGTATTAAATGGTGCAGTAACATTTAAGCTACCACTACAGTCATCGTAATAGTTCTTACCAGAATCTGAATTCACAGCATCGTTAAACCCATATTTGGCCTTATTTGTATCAGAGCCGAGGCCGTCACCATTGCAATTTACAAATCTATTTGATCTAGAAGAAGAATCTATATCCCACTGGTTATAGGTGTCATTTGCATCTTGTGAATTTCTTGTTCCTGAACAGTTCGTAAACCTGTTACTAGTGGCATTAACGAGCTGCCAGCCATGTCCTTGATTAAGATCAGCTCTACAATTTACAAACCTAGAGTCGCTACAATCTACATAGATTCCAATATCTGCAATTTCGCCGATAATTCCATTTACAAAGTGATTAGCCCCTGATATTTTGATGGCGCATAGATATAAATTTGCATCAGATTTATTTGCTGTTCCACCTTGGCTAGTTGTTATTTCCATGATGCCAAACCAGTTATCATTAGCAGTTATGTCTAATACACCAATTTTCCCTGTTTGCGTTCTATCAAGAATACAGTTTTGAGCAAACAGATTTTGGTATATGGCAGCAGTCCCAGCATCCACCTTAGCAGCTTCACCTGCAAAATTGTTAAAAGCACAATTGGTTAGATTAAACCTATGTAATGCTAATCCATAAACTCCGCGACCTACAATAGAAGATCCTGGGCCTTGAAACATCATTCCATCTATAGCAAAGTTATACACTGCACCAGATGCTTGGTTAATTATGTGACTACCATTGCCAAGAGAAACAAATCTGGCTCCAGTAGACAGGCCACCACTCATAGACCCTACAATTTCACCAGAAAGCGTAACGCCAGTTTTTGGTATAACATCTTCACAATTATAATCACCTGGAGGTAAATTAATTTTCCCTCCACCAATAGCGTTGAGTTCAGTAATCGCATTGTTTAATGCAAGTGAATGATCTGTTGTTGATATTCTCCCCCTTATTTTTGTATGATCACTTGGTGCTATAAACCGTAATATAGATAAGGGGGCTCCATTTGCTATATCAGATGTTGTCTGTAAATATTCTGTTGAATAGATTTTATCTTGATGCACAATACCACGCGCATCTATTGCAGGATTCACAGCAGCAGGCCCAAGCTGCACAGAGGCCAGCGAGGCTGTCAGTGAGCCGCTTGATAGCTCTACCGTGATGGTGGTGCCAGAAACGTTAGTGATTACGCCATAGGCGTCTTCTGATGTCTTTACGCGGCGGCCATTGTGGAAGCTGGTAACGTCAGGGACTGTGAAGGTGGTTGCGCTTGCGTATGTTGCTGATGATTTTAGAGGCCAATCTGCATCTGACCATGCAGCCTCTACGGCATCATTTATCGCATTACTGAATGTCTGTAATGGATCACCAAGCTTCGTCTTATGTTTAGACCAAGTGATTTCATTATTACTTCCAGTCGTCCCATCATCAGGCGGAGGGCTTGCGTTGTATCCTGATAATGATGGTTTTGTGTAACTCATTACTTGATCCTTACCTTAATTCCTATCATATTCAAGCCAGCACCTTCTTCAACCGTACTAAGTCCACTAATGTGCTCGAAGTACACCTTATATCGTCCACTCTGAATACCGGCTTCCACAGTACCTAATGGATTGCTAAGCCTGACTTCTGGGCCATCATATGCGTTTGAGTGCATGGCAAGGCCAACATCTATGTAACCATCATCGTGCGCGGCTGCTCCACCGATGAGAACTGCAATGCCAAGAATAAGATCATTCATGAAAATATCCTATCCATACAGTTGTGCCATCATCATATAATAAGTGAGAGTTCCACCTGTAGTGTTTCTCAATCTTGAGGCATGTGGAGAATCTATTATTGCAGTGAATGTTCCTGCTTTTTGCGCGCTCCCATCGAATACGGCATCTGTATACCAAGCGCCATTCAAATAATGCTCTAATACCATTCCGGCAGGCAGAAGAACGGTATAGATTCCCTCATACAGCGTTAATGAAGATCCTGCTGTTCTTGTATACCCAATAGATTGGTCATTATATGGGTGGTAAAGATCAATCTTTATTACCAATTTACTACTTACTTCATCAATATAAATACTGCCATAAGTTGCATCTTGATTAAAACAGCTGGAAATATCCGATACTCTGCCTGCATCAATAACTGCTGAATAAGGTCTCAGTATATTCCCAGCAGCTAGAGTCTGAGAAGTGATATATTTCTTTGTATCAGTCCCAGCATCTACATCTGCCTGTGAGGCTTTAATTCCTTTAAGTGTTAACGGAGTAACAAACTTGCTATCTTCAGTTCCTGCTGTTACTTCTGCCTGAGATGCTTTAGTAACGCCTTGCGGTCCACTCCAGTTGCTACCGTCCGATGTGATAATAATCCATCCGCCCGGATCTAAATTAATCGTGGCAGATCCATTCACAGTCTCTGCGCCACTTCCATCTACGGTAATAATTCCAGATCCTGCATTCCTGATAGCTAATGGAAATCCAGTACCTGCGGATGAAGCAGATAGCAGTGTGATTGTGATCGTATTCTGGCAATCTAATAATGCACCTTGATCTGATGTTAAAACCGTGTAATTTGCAGAATGACTTGAAACAGAATTCAAGAAAATATCAGCAAAGGCATTAAACGTAGCGGTATTTATGGCGTCTGCGTAATTCTTTACAGGATCACCAAGTTTGTCCTTATGCTTTGCCCATGTGATCTCATTCTGAGCAATGGAAGTTCCATCATCAGGCGGAGGATTAGAATTGTAGCCAGATATTGACGGCTTACTGTACGGGTTCGACATTATCGTCATCCTCTCTTGCTATATTGTTCAACGTGGTCAATATAGCCGCTGCCATATTTTGATTATATGGTTTCGTTAAAGCATCCAATGCCTTGATTCCTTCAGGATCAAGTAATGCTTTTGAAATTAGCTTTGGGGTGAATATTTCACTTCCAAGCCTGGCGACGAAAGTCGGATCACGAGAAGCAAGTACACCTGCGAATTCTTTAAGCCTGGAAACGGTTTTACCGCCTGTACGCTGGTTATTCATTACAATACGCCTTGCTACATCAATTCCTTTTTTTACCAGCTTCTGAGACTCTGCATCATTGAACACAGCCTTGAATGCAGGATCTGTTCTAAGTTCAGCCATTTTTCCTGCTACGAATGGGAACACATCCTTACTGGCTGTCTTTGTGGCACCAAGCATCCATCGCTCAAGCCAGAATCTCTGTAATTGGCGTTGTAAGGTAGGATCTGCTTTTGCCAAAACCTGCATCGTCTCCTTAATAGCCGCTGGCTTCATCCTGAAGAATGAGTCTTCTATTGCGTCGATAGTAGGTTTCTTCGTAGCACCAAATAATGCCCCAATGCTTGATTCTGAAATCTCATCAATCAATGCAGTGTTCATGGCATAGTTATTACGAGCATTAGCGAGAAGCTGTGCTATCTCAGTACCTCCTTCTGCGGCATCATCAAGATCCTTTGCGATAGCGCCATACAGCATTCTGTAAGGACGCTTATCAAAGCTTTCCTGTAATGATTTGAATATCTGTGTCTTGCCTTTAGCCGCACGACCATAATTATGAAGCAATAGCTGCATTTCTTTCCCGGTAGCAAGAGGAATTTCATCAAACCTCTCAAGTAGACCTGTAAGCTCTTTAGCAAGCCTTAACTGCTGACTACCGGCAGCACGGCCTGAATTCTCAGCAATAAGATCGGTAATGGTGTTCCTGAAGTTGTTAAGCTCAATAATTGGCTTATTCCCTGTAACTTTGTCAATTATGGCAAAGTCTTTCTTGGCTGTAACCGCACGTTTGCCAAGCAACCCAGTACCTTTCTTAACATCACCAAGAATTGAGTGGAATGCTTTATTTACCTGTTCACCGAACCTGACTGAATTTGGATCTGCTGCCCTACGCAGTATTTTCGACTTAGGGAATAGTTTTGCAGCAGTACGCTTCCAGAGCTTGTATGACTGGACAATTTGCTTTGTTTCTATCTCCCTGCCAAGTCGTTCCCCAATCTCACTATCCCTTGCTACTCTCTCAAGCCATTCCTGGCGTACATCTCCAGTGATCTGTGACAGCTTTAGGTCAACGCCTGTATCATTGATAAGATCAAGACCTTCCTTGGCGAATCTAGCTTGCTTAATTAGTGCTTTGTCGGCCCCAATCAGCTTTGCGATTTCATCATCTGCCTTATCAGGAAAGTCATCAATCGCTTTGATTATCTGGCGGCCTTTCTTTGAGACCCCTATCTGATTACGAAGGAATTTCCTGAAGGCAGGTACTGCATTGATAATAGGCCCTAATGCACCAGTAGCAGCTCCAATTGCAACATTCTGTCCAAAGTTATCCTCAGTAAATTCTGCTGCACCAAATAATGCACCAGTACCAACAGCACCTGGCAATCCTGCTCCGGCAGGGACAGCAAGAGCAGGAGCTAACCTCCCGAGAACTTCAGCAATAGTGAACGCGGCTTCATCGCCGAATTCCTTTCTGAATGATTCGTTGAACGCCTTACGGTCTTGCTTGGTCATCTTGTTGAATTCTTCAAGAGATCCTTTATCCATCAATCCAAGCTGTTCGCCGGCACGAGTAAGAAGTTGGTGAAACCCTTGGAATGTCTCATTTACGCCTTTCGCAAAAGACATAAACTTGCCAGCCTCTACCTGCTGAGGATCAGTAATGAATTCCTTGGTAATTCCTTCCTGAGAAGGGGCAGGAAATCCGCTCTGACCACTCGCAATGACAGGTTGAGGCTGCGTTATTTCGGCAGGCGCAGGAGAAGCTAAAAGCTCTTCTGTGAAATTCTCAGCAGGCTTCTTCGCAGGCTTTTCCTGCTTTTTAGACAACAGTAGGTCATCGGTAAAAGACATTACAGATTAAACTCTTCTTTAAGAACTCCAAGCGCTTGTTCACGAGTCATCCCTTCGTCTTCCATAAGTTCCTTACCCCTTGCCTCAATCATTGACTCAAATTGGCGAATACTGATAGGTGGTTCATCATTAGAATTGAAATCATACATAACACCATTCTTTCTGAGGAATAATGCTCGTGCATTGGCGAGCTTTGTTATTTTTACTGAATTTTTCAGTTTAGCGTAAAAAGTAGTTGGGTCATCTTTTTCAGGATCTGGAACCTGCTTTCTAAGCCTAACAGCTTCTTTTTCTGACATTTGGGCGCCAGTCATTGCCTTGATTGTCGAGTTAAGACCAGTGATTGCATCCTGGAAGAATACGGCGGCATCTTCAACCAACTTCTTGTTTTCAGGGCTAAGATCAATACCTAACTTAGAGCCTAGTTTTAATGCCCCTACTTTTGCTTGTGTTGGAAGTTCAAGAAACTTCGGGTCAAATGATTGCATTGTTGCATCAAGATTTGCGAGTGTATCACCTATATTTATCAGCTTTTCTTCAAGCAATCCCTTTGCCTTACTGGTTAATCCAGATTCTTCACCAGTAAGCTGAGTTGATGCAGCATATGGTATCCAATCTTCAGGCACTGGTGTGCCATCCTCGAAGGTTGTCTTCTTTGTAATCGGATCGAACACAACTCGCCTTACTGTTTTTCCGTCAGGAGATACAGCAACCTTCTGCTGTCCAGAGGTAGGGGAAGGGAATTGCTGGCCAACTTCTGCTTTAGCTGTCTCTACAGCAGCTGTTTCTTTGGCTTTTGCGGCCCTAAGATCAGCAGGTGTAGGCTGATTGAGGATACTTTGAAAACGCGCATCTACCTGTTCAGGCGGAAGCTGAAGCCCCTGTGCGAGTTGTAAAGCGCTTGGCTTCATAATCTCATCAATAGTCTTTCTTGTGTCAGCGATGAGCTTCTGGGCCTCTTCAGGCGGTAACGAGTCAGCTTTCTTTAGGGCTGATTCCCATAAGCCCGAAGCGTTAGCAATAGTGCCTTTCAACTGTTCGGCAGCTTTTTGCTGAATCTCTTGTATGGCAGTAAGCTTTTCCTGCTCACGTCTTGCTTTCTGTTCGTTTACAGCAAGGCCAATATTTACGCCTGAGCTAATACCCTGGGAAAGTCCGCCTGCTAATGTTCCAAAAGCCATGGTTACACCAAATTTAACGCATTAATATTTTGAGCAGCACCTCAATCATGCAATCTAATGCTGTTCATTTATCTACTGTCCACTAGTTGCCGCGATTCCAATCCCTGTACCAATCAGTTGTCCAGTTGCCTGAGCATTAGCAGCCTCAAGCTCAGTAATTGTTCGATAATTACTCTGCAACTGATTAGCTACTCCAGCAGCCATATTTGCACCAAGCTGCGCTTCAATATTCGATTGAGACAGCAAAACATTGAATGCATCCAATTTAGCTGCTCCTTCTTGAAGGATAAGCTTGTTCGTTGCGTCAATCTCTTGCAGCTTTGTCTGTGCCCGAATATCAGCTTCTTGCTTGGCGAATTCAGCCTCTGCCCTTGCCAATGTATCTTGGCCGAATGAGCTGCCTGCTACACGGCGTCTAGCGAGGTTCTCGCGCAGATTGCCTATAGCTCGTCGCCGCCTGTTCTCAAGGTTGCTTACAGCTGATTCAGTAAGTGCGCCAAATCCAGGCCGAAGCTGTGATTTCAATGCACCAAGTTCACCAGCAGTATTCAAAGATGTATCTTTAAGGTTTTTAAGGATTCCTTGCAATTCTGGCGATCTGGTTACATCGACAACACCTTTAGTAACATCAGCAGATAAACCGCCAGTTCTCAAGCCAACTGGGGTTGGAGCCCTATTCTTGGCTCGCCTTACAGCGGATCTACCTGTAATCTCATTAAAAGTATTTTCTATAAACCACATAATTCACCTCGATTGGAACATAGCAGCAGGCTCATTTTCATAAATGCCATCAAGTGTTCCAATTCGCTTCAATATTCCATGTCTGGCTACATGCACAAACAAGTTCTTGTCTTTCTGATTACACCAGCCAACCAATAGCTTGTTCTTCCGTTCTTCATTGAAGAATTTAACAATGCCTTCAATAACGTTACGTTTAGACGCCCATGGGAACCACATTATGTCGCCAATTATCTCAATTGGCCCCGCATAAAGTCCAAATATGACTCCGATTGGCCTGAATCCTTTTTTCGTCGTTGCCTCAATAATCCATGCATCATCATAACGAAGATCAATCTCTTCAATGACCGAATCAGCAAACTCTTTCGGGTCAATGATATCATCTGCCATTATTCTCTTTGCAGCCCATAGATACTTGATATCATCTTCAATCATATCCCGATAACTGACTTTCCTTCCAAGAGTCCGTGAAAGCCTAGGAACCCTTGAAGTTGAGGCCGATTTCCGAGATTTGGAAGTTCGTTTTACCGTCGACTTCGATTTCGACTTGGAATTCGTTACTTTGTCCTGCGATCCCGATAATTTGACGGTAGAGCCGCCCCGAGAATGATCCGTATCCTTCTCCTGAGTTGTAATAGCTTCCACCACCATACACCTTCCTGTTCGTAACTACCGGAATACTTACGGTTATTGTCTCATTATAGACGTTCATTCCACGATAATATATTGTAATGGTGACAGTAGCCGAATCGCCTGATCTGTACTTGATCCACCCTTCAATATTGTTCACCATCAAGTCAGACGGGGCCTGGATAAGGCCAGAGCGTCGTTTAGCTTTTACATTATTGGCACCACCGTCACCCTCATTTGTCTGCCCCTCAAGGCGGTAAAAATTACCATTTGAATCACCGAAATATACATACTCAAGCCCATCAGCCGGGTCGAGCATATTCATGATTACTGTAGGGTTAAAAGCTGAAGAATGGACTGTCGTCCACTTAGACCACGGTGAAAGATTAGAACCAACTAGCGGTTTGTGATAAACCCATATCTGTGATTCGCCAGTGGGCAAACAATAGATCCTCTGATTGCGCTGGTTGTAAACAACTGTCCATTCCTTGTAATTCTCAACAAGGTTGTAGATATCACTTGATAAGTCATTGCCATCAACGTCACCAAACTTGTCAGTGGCAATCACAGACTCAAGACGACCATTTCTCCCGTAAGTAATATCATTACCTACGTTTGTTACTGATTCGTCTCCAGAAGCGCCTGAGCGTGCGAAGAACTCATTAAATGCGAAGTCCTTTGCCGATGAACCGCTAAGGTTGAACAAACTTCCGCTTTTTGATGATGTGATAAGCTGATGGAACCCCTGCGTCATTCCATTTATGTAGCGATAGTCTGGCTGTATTAAGTAGAAAGGATCTTCTTCGCTCAATGCCGATGATGGACGGTTTGCAACCGTGATGATCGTGTAAGACCCACGTTGCGAGCCGACAATAAGATGAGGAGTGTCTGTGCCATTATCATTAACGTTGGCAAAAATTACCCGCTCCTCACTTACAGCACAATATCTTGCTTTGAAAGTACCGAAAGGTGTAGAGCCATCTTCAGTAGTGAAGCTGACGTTTTGCAGAGTAGTTCCATCCCATTCCATTACTGGCTGCTGGAGATTAAGATCGGTGATGATTACTTTATCGTCTAGCTGCCAATTATGTTCAAGCTTGCCTCTCAGTTTTGCTGTAGGGACTACAGTTCCTACTGAAGTGAAAGTGGAAGATCCATCCCACTCATATACTGTTCCTCCTGCCTGTACTAAAAGTGAAATAGAGCCATCACTTTTCTGTAAATTGGCAAACCCTCTGATCTCAAGCCCATTCGGGACTGTGCCGATTAAATCAAATGGTTGTCGGTTCTTGAAGTCTCTATTCTGAGGATCAAGGTCAAAATTCTCGCCAGAAGTGCATTCCTTGGGATCAATGTCGCTTTCAGATGCCCTTGAATGAACGCCTCCGCCGAATTCCAGTACCGTGTTAAAGTCAGCCATTTAAAGGATCTGTGTAATTAGTCGTTGATCTGATTGGCAGCCATGAGCGCTTCATCTGCTTTTTGGTCAACAGCCTGGACGCACGGCCCATTGAAGCCTTGTATATTCCTGCGTCAAATTCGCTTCGTTGATCGCGCTTCCATATTTCCGCAACAGCAGGGACTACAGCACGGAAGACAGCGTCAGAGAAAGGAACTGCATCAGCGGCTGCTGATAAAGAAATGTCCTTATCATATCGATATTTGTAGATTCGACCGTTAAATTCTGATGTTGGGGAGCGATCTACATAAAGCTTCCCGTCTGTTTCACGAATCGCACAATTAGTAGGAAGCCCTGTATAATTCCCAGGGTAAGACTGAGACATTACCATATCGATATACCCACCAGGGTATTTGATAATATACTGGCCATTCGTCTCATCTAGCAGTGGGAATCTCAGTTGAACAAGATCATCAGCAAGGGCATATTCTCTCGTATCAGTTGCGAGAGTAATTGTTGCTTCAGCAAGTTCTTGAGGGAACGGAAGGTCAGACTCGGAATAAAGCTGTTCTACAACCTCATTCCAAGCCTGAATTGCTACATCAATGTAGGTTTGACGAGGTGAGTCCGTGAGAGTCGCAAGAACTCCAGAATCACCATTGATAATTCTGACTTTTTTGAGTACCTCATTCGTCGCATTTAGTAGTGTCTTGGCCATCTTCAAGTACCTTGATTAGGTCTGGCTTCTTGTCGGTATTCTTCGTCTTAATGCCACGCTCCTTGCAGAGTTTCTTCAGCTCAAAATGGCCCATTGCAGATAGATCAAGATCACCTCCTTTTTCGGCTTCCTGGTCAGAAACAGATGATTCAATAGGCTTTTCACCCATCATCTGCTCCATCATCTTGGTCAGCTTTTCAACTTGCGCTTTAAGCTTGGTATTCTCGTCTTCAACAACTTCCTTTGAAGACAGCAATTCGTCGTAATTAATGTTCTTGAAAGATGAAGCGTGAGGCTTTTCAACAGGATACATTTCTACTGAAACGTTACCATTTTCATCTTTATTCTGTACCTGTTCCCAGTCTCCAGCAGACAGAGGGTTTACTCCAGCTCCTTCAAGGATTGGAATCATTACCGTCTTAGCTGCACCGTCAGGATAAGGAATATTGTTGGCCTTTGCCAAGTCCCATAGCTGCTTACGACGCATTCTCTGTAATAGAGGTCGACTATCTTCAGATACCAATCCAGCTAATCCAGCCATATTACCTCCTCAAAGTGGGGCCGACCGAAGCCGACCCCTGTTTGGTTATTTACAGACTCGTTGCACCAGAGCGGATGCCACGACCCCAGTTAGCATTGAGGAGCTGGCCAGTATGCCAAGCCTTCCATGCAATCGTAGAGATTTCATTGTAAGGATCGGAAGTACCACCAGAACCCAAACCCTTGACGATGAGTTCGACAGGGCCAAGCTCATCACCAGCAGTAAAGATGCCGTCACCATACGATTCACCGAATCCGACAGAACCGAGACAATCACGACCATAGATCACAGTGGTGTATAGATCGACGTTAGTAGTACCGTTCAAACCAGTAGAGCCGATACTAACGCCAGAATCAGCATCAACGCTCGCATCTTCACTGGAAATGAACCTTACGCCCTTTCCTGCGACAGTCAACGTGCCGAACTCACCTGGCGCTGTTGCAGTCTGTCCAGCGTAGGTTTCAACACTCTTGAAACCAGCCAAATCAGTGATATCAACAGCAACATCAGGATGGGTCAGTCCCCAAAAAGCAGGAAGAATCGGCGTAGTACCGACATTCGAGCTTCCATTGGTCATCGGCATGAAGGTCGTAGCGCTGTTTTTATCCAGAGTATTGAGGACACTACGAATTGAAGACTTGGTGATCTTCGAGCTAACAGCCGCATCATTAGCTGCTCCACCTGCATAGACAAGCGTCAGATTGTCTTCAGCAATATCACGCTGGAGACGATTCACAGACTGACCAGCATTAATGCCGATAACTTCCATGATCTTGTCCATCTGTCCATTGAAGTTGAACAACTCAGCTTCTTCATTAAGAATGACAAAATTGCCATACTTGGAGACAGTCGCAGTGTAGTCAGTTACCGACAATGCAGCAGAACTACGGCCCTGCATATACGATGCAGTACCAGTCAACTCTGCAATGGCTGTAGTGGACGGAGTGAGGTTTTCAATCCGCCGCCAACTTACCGTTGCAGATCCTCGATTCTTCTGAAGTTCGCCAGGCATCGTGCCAATAAAATATGGGGCACGAACCTTGGCGTTCCGCAGAAGGGTCTGTTGAAATATCACGTTTACCGGCTTGGTAAGGTTCGTGGTATCAGAGACAGTTAAAGCCATGATTTACTCCTTGCCTACTTTAGTCCTGCCTTGAATCTGGCGAATTCGGCATCGCTCATTTGATTCAGGTTAGGCATTTCTGTAGCAGGCGCTTGATTAGACGCATTACGAACAGCGTTAACCATGGCTGATGTGTCTTCTACAATCGGATTCGTATACTTATCACGGAACTTAGATCCCAATGACTTGATTACCTTATTGAAAGCCTGTGGATTTGACTTGCGATTAGCCCAAGCAACACGAAGTCGCTCATCTTTACGGGCCTGCGTATCTATCCATGCCTCCATAAAATCGTCATCGAAATCTGATTCGCCACGAATCTCTTTGACCACATTGGACATATCAGATTGGTATTCTTCCTGCTCAATACGCGTTTCGAGGGCCTTAATCCTCTCGGCGTAATCATCAGAAGATTGCTGTTCACCAGCAGGCTGTGCTTGATTAGCCTGCGTTTCAGTTTCGGATTCAAACTCACTCAGGAGAGAATCCAGATCCTGTGCGTCACCATTGTCAACAGTCGGCTCTGCCACTGCATCCTCGGAGACCACGGCTTGCTCTTCACTCATCATATTCTCCTTCAAGAATATTTATAATTTCATCGTTTTCATCTAAACGACCACTCTCATAAGCCCAGTCATGGACTTTTGTATCACCATCACCCTTTCTATAGCGCACCTTCCGGTCCCTGCGTAATGATTCCAGGAAGCTGGCCCATTGCGGGTTCCGCTGTAACTCCCTCAACAGCATCTTGTCGTTTGAGGATAATATCAACATCTGTCCATTTCCCCTCTCTCAGAGTCTGCTCCATCGCTGCTTCCATATCGATTGAAGGTTTAATGCCTTGCGCTTGATATTGAGTATTGATCTGATCAATCTGCAAAGCAAGTTGCAGCGACGACATTCTGGCGCTTCTAATTGCTTCTTCTTCTGAAGGCCCGCCAGAGCCATGAGCAATAAAGAAAACATTTTCTGGCAATGTTTCTTTTGAAACAGTAACGAATGCTCCATAACTTTCTATAAAGATATCAGTGGATTGTAGTGTATCACGCCCCATTCTATATTCCATCTCCAGCCATCTCTTCAGCGGATTCTTCAATACAGATTTGACGTAATCTACCGTTCTTACAGTTCCTCTTGATAACTCTGCCTGCTTTGCAAAAGCAGTAGTATGTGAGACAGTTTGCGCCCCAAGTCGCGGGGCATTTACTCCAGTAACATCATTATACTGCTGTAGAAGCCCCATATAGATTGAGAATAATGCGCCTGCATCTCCAACAATTATAGGATCAACGTCTCCTGTTGTCGGGATCGATGCCCCAGGATATAAACTTGGGCCACCATTTTTGGCAAAATAAGGATCATCAGCATCATAAGTTAGTGGTGGCTGTGTGTTAATTGCAGCAGCCATTAACATGCGATTTAGTGCCTCAACAGCGGCTATCTGAATCGGCATCCCCTTCATTAGAGGTGAAGTTGCATAAGGTGATTCAATATTCTCGCAATGATACGGGAATTCGATATAAGTACACCCGTATGGGTTTTCTCTATATCTGATTACCCTATGCGCTGGCTCTTTGCCTTTCTTACCTTCAATAACGGTAATGAGGACATTCGGAAGGAATAATGGTCGTCCTGTTTTCCTTGGAACGACCAAATCACCTTCATATTCAATAACTTGAATGTTTCCTGAATTATCACCTTCAATGCCTTGAAGATTTGAAGGAATCCAGCCTCCACCCATGTTCCTTGGGTCTTTATTCCCCTTTCTGGAAGAAAGCTGAATATCTTTTAGTCGGTAATATTTACATTCAATTGTTCCAGGATTGATGAAAATTCCCTCATTCATTACCGCCGCCGGGCTATCATCCAGATAGGTATTTTTAAGGCTCCTTGGGACAAGAACTGGGATCATCTTCTCTGAAGCCTTACCATCACGATCAACAATGGTCTGCTTCACCATTCGCCCTCGACCTATGCCCGTTCCATAAGCAAAGGCTTCAGCATTAATCTTGTCGAGGTTCCCCCAGAAATCATATTTTGAATGAAAATGATCCAGCGTACCGGCTACCAACTTATCGACATTATCCTGATTTATCGTGCTCGGTACATCATTCTCGTCCCCTGAAATCATCGAAGTCAGATCAATACTATCAAGATAACTGTCAGTCACATTGGCGTGAGCCTGGAACCAAGGGCCTGAATCAGGAGACAATAGCCTGCGAGCATCTGCCGTCAGGACTTCGAGTGTCTGGGCTTGCAGAGGGAGTTCAGTTTCAGGCATCCATGCCTTGTTAATATCAGGACGGCCATCGGCATCCAGCTTATAAGATATATCTGGAGTCATCGCAATCTGACGATCAATTGTCTTGATTGCCTTGTCTAAATCTTTCCTGCGATCACGTCTCCGCTTTAGTTCATCTGTTATGAACGACGAAATGTGATTCCAGTCATCGCTAGTTATGCGTCTTGCCATATTCACATTTCTCTATAAGAGTTCTGGCTTCTTTCAATGTCTTGTTGATTCTTGCTTGACGCTTTGCTTCTTGTGTCCAGCCTTCATCCTTGTCATGCAGCGCGTCGAACTCAATCCAGACGGCGAAATCCACCTTTCCTTTACTATTACGCCCGCCGACTGCATAAGCAGTCTGGTAATATCCTAGAGGATATTCACCAGGACGATCATTCTCCCAATCTGTTTCAGCAATCCCAATGATCGCTTCTGGGTCATCAACCTTTCTTACCGGCCTTAGACCCTTGATCTGGCAAAACCGCTCGAATTCAGGCCAATCCATATTACATCCTCATCATAGGGGCCATTTTAGCCCTATTTGTCCGAATTGTCTGTGTAGAGGCAAAGCGTTTCATCATTATTGCATAGAAAACAGCTTTTAATGTGTCATCTCTACGGTCAACGATCTTTATCTTGCCGTCTTTTGCCTTAACATGGTAATTTCGTCGCTCTTCAAGATAAATCGAACAGGTCTTGAAGACCTTGAATCTACCAGTCCTCTCTCTCTCCTTTATCTCCTCAATGATTGGCCATTGAGGTTGAGCCCCGCCTTTATCGTTCTTGTACCTGGCAGACCGGCTAAGCATGTTCACCCCATGCGTCTTATAGACCTCAAACAATCTGCGCCCAACTTCAGATCCCTTGTCCCTGTTTACGCCGTCATGTGGCCATGATACTGGTATCCAGTCTCCCCTGGAATTAATAGCAGATGAGTGGTAGGTTGGAAGCTCACCTTTTTTCCTATAACAATCATAGACGTATATCGTATCTGTGTCGCGGTCATAAGCAACCCATCCAGCGCCAAACGGATGATCAATACCGAAATCTATTCCGCAAATCCTAGGCCAGTGACTGGGAATCTCTATAGGATCGATAGCTATTTCATCTTCACTTGTCGTAAAGATTCTACCCTCACCCATCATCGGCACGCCTTGAGTTCGCGCCTGAACCTCATGATCTGGATAGGATTCGATCATTGAGGCCTTGTCTTCAGGGTTCAGATGGGGAGCATCGTCCCACGTCGCCGTTTCCATCCATACTTGAGAAGAGTTTGAATCCTGAAAGTGAAGGACGATATCTGTCTGCCCAAGCAAAGGGGTGAAAGTTACCATCATTATTCCTTTAGAGGTAAGCAGTCTAGTCAGCGCCTCAGTGTAAATCTTGAAGTCTTCAGGCTCCTCATCAAGCCAGACAACGTCAGGCTGCGTACCCTGCCACTTTCTCCAGCCCTGTTCATAGGTCTTCAGAACACAAGTGGAGATCCCTCCAGAGATATGGCGTACTTTGAATGTGTCTACAACATCTGAAACACCGGCTTGCCGCATTTTTGGCCGGCCAATAATCATATTCTGCGGAAGAAAACCTGTACCAAGTTCTTCCTTCGATATTCCACCGAGCAGTTCTTTCTGCACGATATCACGAGAGGTTTCATTTGTTGGAGAGCCTGTCCAGATTAGAACAGGTTTACTGAATCTCTTGCCTTCCCACCAATCAGGATAATTCCCCGTCATGTGGAGAGATGTTTCGTATGCCGCTGAAATCGATTTTCCGACACGATTAGCGCAGATGATCATCCTTTCACGATGATTTGCACCTGCATTATGGAAGTCTAATTGCCATGGCTTATTTGACCACTTTGCCCATACCCCGCCTTCATTCTTTGCCTTCCATGTAATGCCGGTTGTTAAAGTGTCAGGATGCCCATATGGAAGATGAATTTTCATCTTGTTGTATTTATAATAGTTAGCTACTACTTTTGCAGCTTCAGCAACATCCACAGTTTCAGGCTCTAATCTCTAATGTCATTCATGCGCATATAAGAGCCGTCCTTGGCACGGGAGGAACTTTTGGTAATCTGACTCTAAAACACCTGGAAGCAACACGAACAAGTTAAGTCAGGTCAGCAACAATAACCCGGATAGTCGTTGAAGCAAGATCGGCCGTCGCGCCAGATTCATTCTGCATCCGGTACTCAACAGTGTTGGCAGCAGACACATAGGCAGTAAATGTCATGTCGACGATATCTACACCAGCCGAGACACCAATAACAGCATCTCCAAGCTCAACACCAACAACAGTAAGAGATCCGGTCTCACCGGCACCATCGACCAGCGAACCGAAGTCGTGAGTCTCAGACCCATAGAAGAATCCCTTAATGTTGCCATCAGCAGTCAAAGCCAGAATATTGGCTGCCTGCTGCTCCTGAGTCTGAACAGCATTGAAATCAACTTCATTACCCATGTTTCTCTCCAAACGGATCATGTCCGTATCTGTATGAACCCCAATGGCCCAATTCAATTGAAGGGTCAAGAATGACCTTACCGCCCATTTTAGTCCATTTTCGGCAGAAACTGTAATCCTCACTCAACTGAATACCAAATAATCGGACAATCAAACCAACCATGGCATTTTCCTACATGACCTTCTTCATGATCTAGCTCAGGATATTGCGCCTGCATTGCGACAAAAACTTGACGCTTGATCAGCATGAAGCCAGTGCCGGCATAATCTACCTCAGTAAGACCACTCAACTCATCAAGATCAACTAGCCTACCATCCTTCCACGCACTGACAGGTTTGTCAGGTCTCTTCATTGAATAAGCGCCTACAGCAACAGGCACATCAAGATTCCACAGCTTGGCCACGTCCTCAGCGGAAAACTCAATATCGGCATCGATAAACATCAAACTTTCATAGTCAGTCTTGAGGAAAGTGGCTACCGAAGTATTCCTGGCCCTCTGGATCAGAGACTCATTAGACGTGAACAGGAAGTCATGAGGAACTTCAGACGCCAGCAGAGACTCCTGAAGGGATAGAATAGACCTCATGTAGGGGACAGTGGCCTGACCACCATAACATGGCGTGCAAATTAAAATGCTCATGATCCATCCCCAGTAACAGGGTCAATTCTTAGATCGACATTCACGTCCATTATGTCTCGCTGAAGAACGCTAATCTCTCCTAGAACTTTCATCACATTCTCCTCTATGCTATTCCATCCATTACCACTACATCCATCAGACATTACTCCAATTATCGCTATACCAACAAGATCGCCAGACTTCGCTTGCTCAAGAAGACCCTCTATAAACTCTATAACATCAGGAACAGGCTTTTTCTCAGAAAGTTTAATGATAGTCATTCAACAATCCCCTTAACAACATCTCGAAATTTATGCCAACTGGCCAACTCCGACTTCAATTCATCAATCTCAGACAACAGCTCAAGATGCCTCTCGGCATAGCCAGGAAGCTCTCCTTTCCACTTGCTGACAGTGCTAGGACTAACCCCCAACGACTCCGCAAAAGCCGATTTTGTGGCGAAATTACCATATTTCACAGATTCCACGATACCCGCCCCGTAGATTTCTAACTAATGTGTGCGTTTTTGTGAATATAGCACATCCGTTTGGATTTTGCTGGATATATTGTGGGTGCTAGCAGCTGCTTCCTCGGCCCAAGGGGGTGGGGGTGACCCCGTACCCATGCCACGCTGGCAACACAAGGGCAGGTGAGCAGTGCGCATAATATGTGATTATGTTAAATCAAGCAGAGAAACATAACGATATCAATGGGTTGCGTTCTCGGTATGCAGTGAAGCTGAACAGAATGCCGGTTCAATGGCGGTTGTTGCTCAATAACAACGCTGCAGGCTGGTGGGATGCGAGGCAATTATGGCGTGAGAAGCCGTGTGAGGCGATATCTAACGCTTAGGCAGGCATTGGTAGCTGGTTAGCTGTAGAAAGGCTTGTGAAGGCTGTCAGGGCTGGTGTCATGCGGTGCTGGCGGGTGCTGGCATTTGGATCTGGCAACACACGGGGCCAGCGCCAGCACTTTCCGCTTGTCCATTACTATTTGATTGAGTGATATTGGCTTGGTCAGGATTGGCTGCTATACGGTTTTGTTTGTGCGCAGGTTGTGAGTGAGTGTGTAGCTTGCGGTTGGTTTGTGTGGTGCTTGGTTGCTGGCAGTGTGCTGGTCTGCGGGGATGTAGTGCCGGCGGGATTGGTTGCCGTCCTTGGCTATGGGGCTGGTCGGTAGGTCAGTGTTTAACTGCGTCGGTATTGATACCCGCGCGGGCTAGTGTCTCCAGGGCTACCTCTAGCTCAGCCTCCTGGTTGATCGTGATCTCGGCCTTCTCGACCATGTGGCCGGCGCTCTTGCCCTTGTTAACTGTGGCGTTTACGGCTGCCCCCATATTGCCTGAGGCGACCGATAGCTGGCGCAACTCCTCTAGCTCGGCCAGGAACTGCTCGTGCGTGTAGTTCTGGGCTGTGATTGTCTCCCGCTGGAGATAGCTTATCCATTGGCTAACCTTGGGATGAGTCTTTAGCTTGCTGGCCTCACACCACACAGTGTTTGGAGTGCTGTTCGACGTATCGTAGGCCGCACGATAGGCGTCAGACGCGGTCAATCCTTGGCGCAGCCCCTCGACGAATTTTAGTTGGCGCGGTGTCAGGTCAGGCAGCCCCTCGGCGTCCATGTCAATGCCGTCCGTTTTCTGATTCCGCGCCATAACGATCACCTCTACTCGATAATATCAGTATAACACACTGATAATATAGGCATATATTTTATCATTATTTGATTATCTCTAATTGTTATTTCTATTATTGGAACTGATTGTCTATTGTTTAGGTACACCAACACGAACCAGCAGGAGAACGATCATGGCTACTATCACTTACTACGCAGACAACGGCAGCATGGGAGATACCAGCGAGCACGATTGCGACAAATACCGCGAATGGGCTCAGCGTGAACTCGAACGGAAATATCCCAGTCACAAAATCGAGGTTACGCAGGAACAGGCGACGGTTACCGCCCGGACTGATGACCTCGAAAATGAGGAGGAAATCCTCGATTTCTGCGCCCGCCTCTGGGATAGCTGCCCGTGGGATTGGGCGTAGTCGTCCAGCGACAGGAGAGCACCCATGATTATTAGCAAAAACTATGCATTGCGTCTAATCCGAGAGGGTAAAGCCCGCAAGGCTGGCAAACTGGAGCCCGACGACAGATATCGCGTATACGTGATAATCGACCGGCTGGATTTGCAGCGCGTGGATCACTACCTAGAGGGCTGACCGTGTACACGCTAACCGTTACCCGAGAAATCAACGGCCGCACAATGTCGCGCAGGTATGAGGGACGCAATCTGCCGGTGCTGATCGTGCAGGCCGGCGAGTATGATACCGCCACAATCACTGACCCGGATGGGCGCACGGTTTACGCGCTCGAATTCCCATCTCTATTGGCCAATCAGGCCAGTTAAACCAAAGGAGGCAATACCATGCCACATAAACAACTGGATTTGCTAGAGGGTAGGACGTACCGGACCCGGAACGGCGCCTCCGTTTCGCTCATTAGCCTTGATGACAGAAACGGCACTAATTACCAGATACTCGGTATGGTTCACGGGGAGGAGTATACGCGGGTTTGGCTCCGTAGCGGGGCCTACCTGACCCCAAACTATGCGCACGATTTAGACCTCATGCCCGACCAATCTATCTGAATCAAAGGAGCACACGAAATGAAATATAACAATCTCAGACTGACGCAGCCTACGGCGGAATACTCAATGCGAACGTGTGGACCGTACTGGTATCTAGTAACCACCAATGGCATCTCCCATGTGGCGTTTACCCGCCGCGAGTCACTCCTTAAGTGGCTTGATGAGCGCTCCCTTCAACTCTCTGCCGACCTAGTTGACGAGGGCGAATTCTCGACACAAGAGATAGTCGGGACGTATTCTGACGTAATGCACATGAGTCACCGCGCTCTTTACGATATACCGGAACCGATCCTAGAGACGAGGACGCTATCGAACGGCAAATATACGCGGGCTTACATAATTGACGGGCCTTGCGGGCGAGAGGTTCATTTCCTCAACTCAAATGTGAAAAATAGAATGGAATTTGACTACCAGGAAAGCCGCGCCCTATTTGGGTAGGGACGCCGCAACGATGCGCCAGTATTCACACACAATGGAGGCACCATTATGACACAGCAAGCGAAAACCGCCTTCTATGCGCTGGCACTGCCTTCATCACTGGCCCCGCAGGCCATCTAACTGAGGATCGAAACCATGAGTAATTTAGACGAACTATTCGACGGCTGCTACGTAAAGAGTATGGGCAAATTTTTTAAAGTGCGCAAAATTGCGATTAATGATGACGAGGCCAACGCATTTTGTGCAACTCACCATGATACTGGTGTGATCGCGTGCGACCGACATAGCGGGCTAGTTTTTATCGCCGATATCTATTCATCGCCATGCCGGTCTGATTGTATCGACTAGATGAGATGCGCCCTTTTTGGGTAACGCACAAGGAGAATTTGTAATGCAATATTACTACTTGATCGACGACAGCAAACCATTCCGCGGGTTCGCTAAGATGGTTTTCCGCTGTGAATCTGTCGACGCCGCGAGAGGGCTGGCCGCTGAATATGAGGCGGCTAACCCGGAAAAATCCCTGCGATTGGTTTATGAGGATAAATTCTTTACGCTGGTTGGACAGTTTGAGGAATCGTTGATTACTGCTCCGCTACCAATCACTGAAGCCGAGTATACCGAGGCGCTGGAGGTTCTTCCCCCATGCCGCTGGCATAACGTAGCCGGGTTTTCAGTGTTCCATTCCCTGGAGAGACTAACCGGCAAACTGGTTAACTGGTATGCCACAAGCTCAGGTAAATATTGGGTGTGGATCGACTACGATAATACGCCCGATGAGGATCTGGCGACGAAACTGAGGGAGATCAACACTGAGGGAGATCAACTCATGACAATGCAAGCACAGATTGCCATCTACGCAGCCCAACATGTTCACCAATGGGGCCACTTTGCAGCACGTCGCTATGCGATGGCTCGCGGTGTCTCGCCTCGTCTTTACCGGATTGCCAGGCAATGCGAAGCGCTCTATGGTTTACGTTATTGGAACACGTAGGCTATAATGCGCGCCCATGTACTTGCGTCCATTCTATTACAAAGGAAAGTTATACTTCGTGCCGTCTAATTCAGGCGGCTACGAGCCTTTCCTGTGGGAGTTCATATTGTGAAAGAGCAAGAGCTAAGGGGTTTGATTAAGTCAATGCCTGGTAATACCTGGGCTGATAAAGTAGAGGCGTGCGCTAACTTAACACAGCGATCAAAAGGGACAGTTTACAAATGGCTGGGCAATACCCCGCCAGTCCCTGACCACATGCTAGACGTTATCCGCTACCGCACCGCCTCAAATTAGTACCTACAAGCTAGCAAGAATGCGCTTTTTCTCTTCAATAGCGTCTAGGGCTGCTGTGACCTCGGCTTCTCTGGCGTCAAGTGCTGCGGATCGCTCCTTTGCCTCTTTTTCTGCCTTTTCTAGCAGGGCCTCGCGCTCTGACAATTCAGCGCTTTTTGCCTTGGTCAGCATCTCATACTTGCTGCGCTCTGCTTCAGCCTTTTCCAGATCCTCTTTTGCCCTCGCTATGAGGTTGAGTGATTCGCTTTTTGCCTCGTCAAGGATCTTCTGCGCCTCCTTGACGGCCTTCTCGTTAAGCCCGGCGACTCGATCCCTATCTGCTTTTGCAGCAGAATAGAGTTTGTCAATCTCGTTTGCCTTACCGACCTTTTCAATGGCAGTATTTGCCTCCGCTATGAGGCCAGTTATTTCTTCAGCATAGCGCTGATATTCCTTACGATCATCAAGGAAACGGATAAGGGAAAACAGATCGGTTACGCCAGGAGGATAATCGACACTTTTGAATCGAACTTTAGATGCTGAGCCCATCATTTTGATATCCCCCTAAGTAACCGCTGCTACTTTTTGTCCTTTGACGACTCCGAAGAATTCTGGAGTATCGGCCTGCACATTTACCCCCTGAGCTGTGACAGCTGTTGGGCTTGCTCCGAATTTCAAGAAAGCCTCGGTATCACAGGAGATCCTTACAAATCGCGTTCGTTCATTAAACGCCGCACTTGCAGTTGATACGGTGAAAGTAATGTTTTGTTCTGCAATAGCAGGTTCTTGACCTGCCTGCACAACATTACCACGACCATCTACTGCAAGGTCTTCATATTCTGAGATAAGCATGATTGCCATTATCGCATTCCTAACTTGTTGATATTGCTGATGAATCGCCTGACATTTTTAATTGGTGAGACCACTGCTTCAGCCTTTGCTGTGATGGTTAATTTTTTCGCTGTTCCGTTAATACTAGCCCCAATCCTTGTGAATTGCGACCCGCTTACTGCCATTAGATAAGTCTCGCAGTATGGCTAGATGTTATAGCTACAGGGACAGCTGTGACAGTGACCTCATTAGTTGTTCCGTCATATCCAGTAATGTCAGTCACTACATCATTCAATGATCCGGCATTGAATACCAGCAGCCTACCTTTATATTGATCATTTGTAGAGCTCGGCGTTGTACTATCAACAAGTGCTAATGTTCCAGTGGTGGTCGTCCCTGTCCCTGAGAATGTAACTGGTACTCCTGTAGCTGCGTTTGCGGTGATATATGCAAGCTGCGCTGCTGTAGGTGTCCTTGCTTCCATCTCTGCGTTGGTCGGTGGATCATAATCGGCTAATGCTGTGTCTGCCTCTGCGTTTACCTCGGCCTTCATACCGACAGACATACCGCCAAGATCCGTAAGCCCGGCACCTGCTGTTCCTAATGTATTAATAATTGCATCGAGATCGGTACTATTCGCATCCATTTCCTGCCTGATTGCGATTACAGTTGGCGGTGTGGTTGTATTCGCGCCGTCAGTACCCCGCATATCCGTGTTTGTAGTGCATGTGTCTACTGTGTCCACATTAACAACCGCTCCTGATAGCGTTGTAATCGGCCCGGCGCTTACGATGTCAGTAGCAGCTACATCGTTCAGCGCCGTAATCTGCGCCGGAATATCGGTAGTGGTGTCTGTCTGGATGATATCAACCTGATTAGCCATTTTCCCGGCTGTAGCCGCATCTAGTTCAGACAGCCTTGTCTCTGTGACAACGCTCGCCAATGCTGCGTTATCCGTG